TGAAGAAAATCGTGCACCGAGAGACAAAGGCCGAACTGGAGATCATGTCGTTCGACCCGTCGGCGCTGACCGGCCAGAAGCCGGTGGCGGTCCTGATCGACGAACTGCACGTGGTGGCCAAGATGAGCAAGGCCGCCAGCGCCATCCGGCAGCTGCGCGGCGGGATGCTGCCGTTCCCGGAAGCCTTCATGGCGTTCATCACCACGCAAAGCGAAGAGGCGCCGGTGGGCGTCTTCAAGGCCGAGCTGATGAAGGCCAGGTCGATCCGGGACGGTCGCCAGCGCGGCGCCATGCTGCCGGTGCTGTACGAATTCCCGCCAGCGATGCAGAAGGACGCGTCGCAATGGCAGAACCCGGCGAACTGGCCCATGGTCACGCCGAACAACGGCAAGTCCATCACGGTTGAGCGGCTCCAGGAAGAGTTTGAGACCGCCCGCAACACCGGCGAAGAAGAGTTGCGCGCGTGGGCATCGCAGCACTTGAACGTCGAGATCGGCCTGGCGCTGCGGTCTGATAGCTGGGCTGGGGCGGCGCAGTGGGAGAAGCAGGCGGCGCCGAAGCGGTGCACGCTGCCCGAACTGCTGCATCGCTGCGAGGTGATCGATGTGGGCGTGGACGGCGGCGGCCTGGACGACCTGTTGGGCCTTTCTGCGGCGGGCCGTTGCCGGAAGACCGGCGACTGGCTGACCTGGAGCAAGGCGTGGGCGCATCCGATCGTGCTGGAGCGCCGCAAGTCGGAAGCCGCGAAGCTGCTCGACCTTGCCGCCGCCGGCGACCTGGTGATCGTCGACGAGATCGGCGAGGACGTCGAGCAGCTGGCGCAGGATATCCTGCAGATCTACGAGGCCGGCCTACTGGACAAGATCGGCGTCGACCCCAGCGGCATCGGCGCGGTTCTGGATGCGCTATCCGCCGCAGGCATCCCGGAGAAGAACGCCAAAGGCGAGGACATGATCGTAGGCATCACCCAGGGCTTCAAGCTCAACGGCACGATCAAGACCACTGAGCGGAAGCTCGCGGAAGGCACGCTATGGCATGGCGGCACCGAGCTGATGAACTGGTGCGTCGGCAACGCGAAGGTGGAGCAGCGCGGCAACGCGATCCTGATTACCAAGCAGGCCAGCGGCACGGCCAAGATCGATCCGCTGATGGCGCTGTTCAACGCCGTCGCGCTGCTGTCGCTAAACCCTGAAGGGATGGGCTCCATGGACGACTGGCTGAGCAATCCCATTGTGGCAGGCCACGCATAATGAAATTCAACCTCACACGTGTCACGCAGGGCGTCCGTGCGGCCATCGACGGCTTTGTGCGCTCGTTCTCGCTGACCGATCCGGAGTTGTACAACCGCACGGCGGCGATCGAGGCGGGAGTCGAGGTCACGCCGAAGGCCGTGATGCAGTTGGACGCGGTCTGGAGCTGCGTCCGTCTGATCTCCGAGACGATCGCCACGCTGCCGCTGGCCATGTACGAGCGGACGTCAGCCGGCAAGCGCGTTGCGCCTCAGCACCCGTTGTACTTTGTCATCCACGACCAGCCGAACGCGGATTCGACAGCCTCGGTGTTTTGGGAGGCCATGGTGGCGGCGATGCTGCTGCGCGGCGCCGGGCGGGCGGAGAAGCTTTACGTGGGGGAACAGCTTGTGGGCCTGGCGTACCTGGACCCTGACAAGCTGACCTGCACGCGGGACTACAACACCGGCCGCAAGAAATTCACGTATCCGCGCCCGAACGGGACGCTGCGCGAGATTCCCGAGGCCAAGATCTGGACGATTCCGGGCTTCACGCTTGACGGCATCAACGGCGTGTCGGTGATCGCCTATGGTGCCAAGGTGTTCGGCAACGCGATGGCAGCGGACAAGGCCGCTGCGCAGACGTTCAAGTCGGGACTGCTCCAGACCGTCTACTACAAGATGGCGGCCTTCCTGAACCCCAAGCAGCGCGCAGAGTTTAAGGCCAACCTTCTAGGGTCGGTCGAGCGCGGCGAGACGCCGCTGCTGGAGGGCGGCACGAGCGTGGAATCGGTTGGCATCAAGCCCTCCGACGCCCAGTTGCTCGAGTCGCGCGGCTATTCGGTCGAAGCGATCTGCCGTTGGTTCCGCGTGCCGCCGTGGATGGTCGGGCACACCGAGAAGTCGACCAGTTGGGGCACCGGCATCGAACAGCAGATGATCGGCTTTCTGACCTTCACGCTGGCGCCCTGGCTGAAGCGGATCGAACAGGCCATCAGCAAGGATCTGCTGCGGCCCGGCGAGCGCGCGCGCTACTACCCGAAATTCTCCGTCGAGGGCCTGCTGCGAGCCGACAGCGCCGCGCGCGCTGCCTTCTACGCGGTAATGCGGGCCAACGGCTTGATGACGGCAGACGAGATTCGGGAGCTGGAAGATCTGCCAGCCATGGGCGGAAACGCTGCGGTGCTTACCGTGCAATCGGCGATGACCACGCTCGACTCGATCGGAGCAGGCGCGGCAGGCGACGCCAACAACGCCAGGGCGGCCATCCGTGCCTTCCTCGGCCTCGAAGACGAACAGAAAAGGGACTGATCCCATGAGCAAGAAGACGCTACCGGGTGCGCCGGAGGGACGCCCCTGCGCCGGCATTTCGAGCCAGCTGCAACCGCGCGCGCTCGACCGCTGGCACGCCAATGTACGTGCCGCCTCTGACGACGACGCCGAGCGCACGATCAGCGTCTACGACGTGATCGGCTACGACTACTGGTCGGGCGACGGGGTGACGGCGAAGCGCATTGCCGGCGCATTGCGTGGCATGGGCGCCGGGCCGGTGACGGTCAACGTCAACTCGCCGGGCGGCGACATGTTCGAGGGCCTGGCCATCTACAACCTGCTGCGCGAGCACGACGGCGAAGTCACGGTAAAGGTGCTCGGGCTGGCCGCATCGGCGGCGTCCATCATCGCGATGGCCGGCGACACGGTGCAGATCGCGCGCGCCGGCTTCCTGATGATCCATAACGCCTGGGTGATGGCGATCGGCAACAGGAACGATCTGCTCGAGGTGGCCGCCACGCTTCAGCCCTTCGACGACGCGATGGCGAGCATCTACTCGGCCCGCACCGGCCAGGACATGAAGGCGATGGCCAAGCTGATGGACGCCGAGACGTGGATCGGCGGGCAGGCCGCCATTGATGACGGCTTTGCGGACGACTTCCTGCCGTCCGACCAGGTCAAAAAGGGCGAGAGCAAGGCCAGCGCTTCGGCTGTCCGACGAATCGAAGCCGCGCTGCGCTCCAGCGGCATGCCGAAGTCCGAGGCCCTGCGCCTCATCAGTGATTTCAAGTCCAGTTCGGGTGACCCGACTGGCGGCGGTGAGGGAGATCCCACCGAACGACTCGAGCCTCGGCCCGATTCCCTTAGCAGTGCCGCGGCATTGGCCGCATCCCTCATCTCAATCAACGCTTGAAAGGCACACCATGTCGCAAATCGAGAAAGACATCGAGTCCATCAACGCCAGCCTGAAGACGGTCGGCGACCAGATCAAATCGCAGGCGGAAGCCTTCGCGAAGAACGCCCAGCAGAGCCAGGACGCCGTCGCAAAGGTCGACGAGTTGCTGAACAAGCACGGTGAGTTGCAGAACAGCCTGACGGCCACGCAGCAGGCACTGGCGAAGCTGGAAGCCAATGGCGCCGGCGGCGACGTGCAACACCAGTCGTTCGGTGCGCAGTTCACCGAGAACGAGAAGTTCAAGGAATTCGCGGCACAGGCGACGCCGCGCGGCCGCGTGGACATGACCTTCAAGGCCGCGATCACGAGCCTCACGACCGACGCCGACGGCTCGGCCGGCGACCTGGTGCAAACGACCCGTCTCCCGGGGGTCCTGCCGCTGCCGCAGCGACGCATGACCGTCCGCGACCTGATCACCCCGGGCACGATGGACGGCAACACGCTCGAGTACGTGAAGGAAACCGGCTTCACGAACAACGCCGGCATGGTGGCTGAAGGCGCGAAGAAGCCCGAATCGTCGATCAAGTTCGACCTGGTCAGCACCTCGGCGAAGGTCATCGCGCATTTCGTGAAGGCATCGCGTCAGATCCTGAGCGACGCCTCGCAGCTGGGCAGCATTATCGACGGTCGTCTGCGCTACGGCCTCGCGTTCAAGGAAGAGCAGCAGTTGCTGAATGGCGATGGCACCGGCCAGAACCTGCTGGGCATCATTCCGCAGGCGTCCGCCTTCGTCGCACCGTTCGACCCGGCCGGCACCGAGACGAACATCGACAACATCCGTCTGGCGATGCTGCAGGCTTTCCTGGCCGAATACCCGGCCACCGGCCACGTCATGAATCCCATCGACTGGGCGCGCATCGAGCTGCTGAAGGACACCACGGGCCGCTACATCATCGGCAACCCGCAGGGCAGCATCGGCGCCACGCTGTGGAACCTGCCGGTGGTCGAGACGCAGGCTATTCCGGTGGACAAGTTCCTGACCGGCGCGTTCAAGCTCGGTGCGCAGGTGTTCGACCGCTGGCTGGCCCGGGTCGAGGTGGCGACCGAGAACGAAGACGACTTCGTGAAGAACATGGTCACCATTCTGGCCGAAGAGCGCCTGGCTCTGGCGGTGTACCGCCCCGAGGCGTTCATCTACGGCGACTTCGGCAACGTGACCTGATCGGCCGCAGCCGAGCAGCAGGGGCCCGCTTCGGCGGGCTTTTGTCACTTCCCTGGAGATCATCATGAAGATCAAGTTCAAGGCGCCGGATCCGCGCGCCGGCACGGTCGTCCAGCTGGACAGCAGCCGCGCACAGCATTTCATCGACACGGGCGCCGCGGTGCTGGTGAAGGACGACGACCACCGCTCGACCGTTGCACGTGCCGAGTTGGACAAGGCGCTGGCCAGCATCCCGCGCGACGAAACCGATGCCGACTACCTTGTGGGCGCGATGCGCGCGCACTTCAAGGACGTCTTTACCGGTGCCGACGAGGCGAAGGTGAGGGCCGCGGTGGACGCCAATGCCTCGGCGCAGCAGGCCGAAGACCTCGCCGCCGCCGAGGCAAAGGCAAAGCAAGAGGCCGAGGAACAGGCCGCGCGTGACAAGGCCGCTGCGGAAGAGCAGGCCCGGAAGGACGAGGAAGCACGTCTCGCCGCCGAAGAGGCATCGCGCCTCGAAGCCGAAGAACGCGCCGCCGCCGAGGCCGCTGCCGCCGCCGAAAAGGAAAAGGCCGCGGCCGAGGCGAAGGCCAAGGGCAAGGGCAAGGGCAAGGGCAAGGGAGCCTGACATGCCGATCCTCGCTCTCGACATGGTGAAGTCGCACCTGCGGGTCACGTGGCCGGACGAGGATCAGCTGATCGGCCTGTACCTGGCTGCCGCAGAAGGTTCTGCCGCTTCGTTCTTGAACCGAAAGGTCTATCAGGATCAGGCGGCGCTCGAGGCGGCCGTGCTCGCCGAGACGGCAGGCGATGACCCGATGGTCGCCAATCCTGAGATCCAGGCTGCTGTGCTGCTGACGGTCGGCCACCTGTACGCCAACCGCGAAGACACGGTAATCGGCGCGACGGTGGCGGAGTTGCCGCGCGGCGCTATCGACATGCTGCAGCCGTACCGCGTGGGGCTGGGCGTATGAGGGCCGGGCAGCGCAGCGAGCTGGTGCAGATCCAGTGCCCAGCCGACGGCCAGGACGATTTCGGCCAGCCCACGGTCGGCTGGGCGACGGTGCGGCCCGTGTGGGCCAA